CCTTGCCGTACAGGATCACGATGTCGTCGGCGGTCAGCCACTTCGTCGTGAAGACCTCGTTCCAAGTGTCCGGGTCGTACTGCTCGCCGTCCGGGTCGACGATGACGTTCTTCGGGTTCAGGTTCTCGATGACGATGTCGCCCTGCATGTTCTCGCCGAACTCCATGCGCATGTCGAGGAATCCTCGGCTTGTGATGGCGCCATCGGCGAACATGTCGCTGCGCTTCCAGTCGAGCTGGTTGCGGTCGCTGACGTGCTTGAACAGCTTGGTGAGGACGGTGGCCGTCGCAGCTGGGTCTTGACCGCGCGGGCGATACGAAATCTCGTTGCGGTTGAAGATCTGCTCGCCCATCACGTTGCTGAGCGTGCTGATGATCTTGTTGATCGTCAGGGCCGGGCGGCGCTGCTGGCGCAACTTGTTGAGGTCAGTCTGCTCCCACTGATCGCCGCGGAAGAACCGGTCGCACTTGTCGGCCTTCTCCACGTAGGCAGCGTGGCCGTTGTCCCGGCACCAGGCGTACCGGTACCAGAGCTTCATTGCGCCGGCGGTATCGAGCGGCATGGTCAGAACCTCACTTCAGGAACTTGAGCTTGTAGTAAGCGCGGTCGATGACGGCGAGAATCTCGTCGACCAAGTTCGCCAGCTCGGTGTTGCCGCAGGCGCAAGCCGTGCGGTGCTTCGTGACCCAGTCGTGCAGGTCCGTGGCCAGGTCCAGCGGGTCGAGCTTCATCGGCACGGGCACGTCGGGGAACTGCTTGAAGATCCCCTCGACGCCCATGCAGCACTCAGCGTAGGCGTCCACCTTGTCGACCAGCGACGTGTAGAACTCGTCGAGCGCGACGTGCTGCGCGTACGAGGTCGAGCGTAGGTGCAAGAAGTGCGCCGCCGTGCGAGCGGCGAAGCAGCGGGCCACAAGCTCGGCGCAGGCGGCGCTGCTCATCGGGTCTTCTCCTTGGCGAACACCAGCTCGAACAGGAACTGGCGCACGGCGCGGGCGACGGGGCTGGGCTTCACGGCGAGAGCACTCCAAAGTCGGTGGGCGGCTGCGACGGGCGGGCGTAGCCGCTGGGGTTCTGCTCGCTGACCTGGGCGCAGTCGTGGCCCTCGGTGCGGCTCGCTATCCACCAGGCCAGCAGCTCGGCGCACTCCTGAACCCACGCCGGGCGGTGGTCCGGCACGCTGGCCGTCTTCTCCAGCACGTGCCCGCACGGCAGCGTCAGCCGTGCTGTGAGCCGGAGGTCGGTGATGGCGGTCATCCCGCGGACATCCCGTTGCAGAAGTGGGCGCCCAGGCCGGGGTACTTTCCGCAGCGCGGGCAGGGGTCTTGCCCGAGCCTGGCAAAGATGTTGGGCGGCGGAGCCGGCACGGGGGGCTGAACCGGCACGGGGGGCTGAACCTGGCCGACGCGGTCGATGGCCTCCTGGATGACCTTCACGTCACCGAACGCCAGCGGGGTCTTCTCGACGACGGCAGCTGCGAGGTAGCCGCGCAGCCACCAGATGAACTGGTCAGCTGTCATGCGCTCATGTGCCCGACGTTGTGGGCTCCGTGGTTCTTCAGCCTGTCCCGCCATGAGCCCATCTCCTTCACACGAGGTTTCTGCGGAGGGTTCCGGCTGATCGCCAGGTGCCCGACCCAGGCCAGCGAGTCGACGCAGTCGTCATGCACACCAGCCGGGAAGCGCAGCATTTCTGAGCGGACCGTGTCGTACCAATCACCGCTGGTGTTGAAGCTGACCATGCCCTGCTGCATGCGCCCCTGGATCGCTCGGGCCCGCGCCATCTTGTCGGTGATGGGCACCAGCACCTGCACGGAGGGGTAGAGCTTGCGTTCAAGCATGCGCTTCTTCAGCACGGCGCTGATGGCCTTGTATATCTGTCCGTCCTCAAAACCCAGAACTAGGGTAGGACTGTACCATTTCGCACATAGATCCAATATAGATTCCACGATGAAGAACGCATCCTGCGAACGGAAGCGCACCACGTCCGCCACGTGCAGCACGTCGTTCTCGTCCTGGAGCCCCACGGTGCCCACCGTGTAGTCGTTCTGCTTCTTCTCGCTGATCGCAAAGTCCCACGCGATCATCACGTTCGCCCGGGTGATGTGCGGAATCTGCGCGCGGCGGAACTGCTCCTTCGAGAAGTACACACCGTCGTCGGGTACCGGGTTCTGCTGGTACAGCGCCGACCACCACCGGCCGTCGCCTCCGTCGCTCTTGCGGTTCAGGGCGCGGATCTTCGACAGCGCCTTGACCGGGTAGCGGCTCGGGTGCAGCGCCTCGCCCTTGCTGCGCAGCAGCGTGGCGCCGGGCGTCGGCTCGTTGTGGACGATCTTGTTGGTGGCCGGGTCCAGGTACTCGTCGGTCTCGGCCAGTGCCGGGTACTTCACCACCTCGAACTGGTCGATGTCCTCGTCGCCCTCCTGGGCCGTGGCCATCATCTGCTGCAGCCGGCCTGCCAGGTCGTCGTCGTGCCACCAGGTCTGGATCACCAGCACGCCGCCGCCGGGCGCCAAGCGCGTGTAGGCGGTCGACAGGTACCACTCCCAGATTTTCTCGCGGGCGTCGCCCGAGTCCGCCTCTTCGGCGTTCTTCACGGGGTCGTCGATCACCAGGACGTGCGCGCCCTTGCCGGTGATAGGCCCGCCGATGCCGGCCGCGACGTACCCGCCGCGCTTGCCGGCGATGGCCCACTCTTCCGTGGACTGGTTGTTCTTGTCCAGGCTGACGCCCTCGAACACCGTCTTGTAGAGGGTGTCGTCGATCAGCTGCTTGACCTTGCGGCTGAAGCCCATGGCCAGGGACAGGTTGTACGAGCAGGCGATGAACTCGTGGTCCGGGTGGCGCCCAAGGTGCCACGCGGGGAAGTTCTTGCTCGCCAGCTCGCTCTTGCCGTGCCGAGGCGGCATCAGCAGCATCAGCCGCGGGCTCTTCCCTGCCGCCACATCGTCGCTGAAGCGCTCCAGGCGGGCGCAGATGTCCTTGTGGACCCACCCGGCGTCGTAGCGGTCGTTCATGCGCTGCACGAACGGCAGCAGACGGCGCCGCGCCAGGATGCGGCTGGCCATCTCGACCTGGGCGAGCTGTTTCGGCCGCTCCAGGGGCGGCAGGGGCGCCGCCAGGGACGGGTCTTCGGCTACAGCGCGGGCGACCTGCTCTTCGCGGGTGCCCTCGAAGCGGCTGAGGTCAGGTGACGAGGTTGCCGTCGAGGATGCCGGCAGCTCGGGCAGGGGTTCCGACGCCGAACTCGAACTTGGGAGGCGGTTCGAGACCTTCTCCAGTGGCTTCTTTGGCGCGCTTTTCGGCCGTTTCGGCGATGCGACAGCGGTCGCTGAAGCCCGGCTTCCAGTTTTTGAAGGCTTCGCGGATGGCTTGGGGGCCGGCAGGGGCTTTTGAGGGGTTCGCGCGGAAGGTTGCGGCGAGGCTTTGCCCCCGCGTGGCTTGGTAGCTGAGGTGCCAGCCGACGCGGTACTCGCGGCAGAACGCTTCGGAGCGGCCTTGCTTGACGAGGCGGCCGATTTCGACGTTGCAGGGGTCTTCGGGGTCGGTTTCGCCGTTGGCGACCGCGTGGAAGTCGACGTACGAGCGGCCGTAGCCGTCGATTTGACGCGCGAGGGGGTCGAAGGTGCCTTCTTTGAGGGCATCAGCCGTCGTCCTCAGCATCTGAGTCGTGTTGAAGCTGCGCAAGGTCATTCTGAACGCCTTGTTGGATCACGCGCAGCAGCTCCGCGTCGCTCATCTTGCTCATCTGCTGCATCGTGACGTTGCCGGACAGGTTCACGTCGACCTTGACCTTGCGGGGCTCAAAGTACCCGCACATCTGGCCGACGGTTTTCCAGCCGTTGATGACCGACGCGGGCTCGCCAGCGAGCTTGGCCATCTCGATACCCTCCAGAAGGCCGTCCATGACCTTCTTGCGGGTCATCTGGGACGCCTCTTCGTAGAGGCGCTTCTCTTCGTTGTAGAGCGCGATGGCCTGGGGGAGCCTGGTGAGCTTGTAGGCGTAGGTGGCGCCGTCGCCGTAGCCTGCGCGCGCAGAGGCCGAAAAGACCGACTCGCCCTGCGCCCAGTATTTGACGAACAGCTTGGCCTTCTCGGTCAGCGGCTTGTTCGGGTCGGCGAGCAACGCGACCTGGTCGGCTGGCATGTTGCTCAAGCTCGTGTAGTTCTTGCGGTTCTCGGCGATGACGGCGGGCACCTTGGCGGCGCCGGAGCCGCGCTTCTTGGTGACGGGGCGTGTGACGACCTTCAGGCCCTTGCCGTTGCCTGCGGCGTTGAGGCCGTTGGGGCGGGGTTCTTGGCGGCGCGTCATATGGGCGCGGAGTCTAACAAAGAGCCAAGTTCGATGTTTTTCGTGCTGAGAATTTTCTAGAAAAAATTTGGCGGTTACGGGCTTGTGAGTCTCTTCTCCCCGGCCTCCGAATCGACCCCCGTGGTTCGGATTCGGATTCCACTCCGGGAAACAAGGATGCTTATCGAGCCGCCCAGCCGCTCGATTTCATCGAGCGGCGTCGCTCCGCGGTTGTGTTCCCGACATGGGATCGATCAACCCTCGGAGATTTGCACCATGAACCCCACCAC